GGCCTCACCAGTATTAATGATTACATTCACTGGATAAGCCTGGAGTGATTGACTAGCCAAAATTCCGTCTGTGGCACCCTCAGTAGGATTATCAACAACAAGTTTAAGCTGTCCTTCTGCCATGTCTAATCACCTCCTATGTATTGATGGTTACTGCAATATTACTGGAATCAATAGTGGCCAGTGTCCGGTTATTCACAGTAATATTATTAGTCGTATAAGTTGCACCATCTGTACTTCCCTTGATTTCCATATATCCTACCGCCCCACTGGTGGCTGAATAGATGTAGCCGTAGAGAGATTGCAGAATTACATCCTGCCCGACTTCCAGTTTGGAGAATGCATCTACAACAGCACTCTTGATAAGAGAAATTGCAGCTGCAGAAAGTTCCTTCTCAGGATTCTCTGTAACTTCAATATCAAGGTATATAGGAAGTATGGTTGGCCTATTAAAGTAGATCGTATGGGTAATGCCCTGAGAGTCCACTACATCAGAGGATACAGAGCCATATGTTGTAATTCCTCCACTATGTGTTCTCCAAATGTTCTTACAGATATCAGCCACATCTCCGCCCTGGACAACAGCCTCTATTGAATGTGGTGGTCTGCCATCCACATCAGTTGTGTCTGTGTTATTTTCAAAGGTCTTGGCATAGGTTACACCATCCACATCGTATAATGCTGCTGTGATAGCCTCTGTCATACCCAAGGCCCTATGGAAAATGGACTTGGCCCATCTTTCACGAAGGGATATATCTGTCTCTGAATTGCGACCAATAGTGGCAACCACATTGTTCTCCACACTGTCCCATCCTGCGTATGAAATAACAATCTGATTAACTGTGCCTATTGCCGGAGTAATGGCTCCAACAGTGTCGCACCGGAAATTAAATGGCGAACCTATGGAAGATATAGTCGTATTGGAAGTATTAATCACATTCATTGTCTGCCTCTGATCATTCATTTGAATCAGCAGAACAGAGTTATTAACAGTAAATGTTCTGTCTGTGTAAGTGGTCTGACTTGCCAAGTCAACCAAAATGCTGTCTGCTGTGTCTCCTGATGTTGCAGTGTGAGAGTAAGTCTCATCATCCACAGTTATACTGTAAGTCACACCAGTAGTCACAGCACCAGTTAACTTGATACCCACCACTGAAGCACGACTTGATAATATCTGTGCATAAACATCAGTACATGAGTATGTATATGTCCCATCGGTTATCTGTGCGTTGTATGGAATCTCAGTTAACTCAGAGCCAAAACAAGTGGCCACCAATGTGGTATACTCAGCCTCTATAAGCTGAAGTCCTGCCAATCCTGCAGCATTACTCAGCGAAGTTCCTTGTGCAGTGCTTGGGTACATTGCATTGTAAGCATTCTCCTGTTGTTCCCACAAATCTGCAATCTCATAAGAAAAGACACCAACAAGCTGACCAAGTACGGAGTTACTTCCAGTCTGTATGTTAGTGCCTAATGAATCTGCTAATCTACTGTTTATAGACTTGATAATATCTGTAAGTCTTTTTCTTTTGAATCCTGCAGGAGTGAGACCATATTTTGTTTCTGCCATTTCCACACCTCCCTTTATTTATTATCGTTGTAGCCAAGAATAACTCTCTTGGTTAATAAACCAAAGTCAGTTGTGGCTGAATAATCCACAGCCAAATGTCTGCCCTTTTGGTCAAAATCAATGGTCATAGAATCAACAGAAACCACTCCTGGAACAGCCTCAATAGTCTCGGTTAGAATCTGACGAACATGATTGATGTTTGGATTTTTCATAAGGATATATTCAAGATAAGGGACTCCCTCGGTTTCATTGAGAAACCACTCACCATACCAAAACCGAAGGGAGATTAAAATCATCTGAGCAATTCTCTCAGCATCGTCAATGATAAGTAAGTCCCCATCCTTTAATATCAAGTCATTCGTGTTAACATTCATTGCAATATCATACAATAGTTACACCTCCTTAAAGGCCCAATGTAACTTTCCAGCTGTCTTTATTTGACCATGACAGCATCTACTTATTGTTTCACTTCTTGCCCCTGTTTTTCTTGCAGCTTCTTTTATACTAAAAAATTCCTCCCCTGTGTCAAGACATATAACTGGTCTTACTCCTAATTTCTTACAAAAAATTTTCCTTTTTTCTGTTGATAGTCTTTTATTTCTTTGGGCTATTGACATTTTTATTCGTGCTTCGTCAGAAAATACTTTTCCAATGTTTCCTAAACGAATTTTTTCTTTTGTTTCTTTAGAATGCTTTTTCCCTGTCCTCGTTGCTGACATTTTCCTCCTAGTTTCAAGAGAGTGCTTTCTCCCTATTTTAGCCATTCGCTGCTTTTCTTTCCACTCTTTACTTCGTGGTTTTTTAAGTTTTCTACCTTTATTTGCATTACTTATTAAATTTCTTGTTTCCTGACATGGAGTTTTGCCGATATCTCGATTGAATAACGTATACCCTCGCTCTATAAAAAACCTTGTCCAAAAAACTTCTTTCTGCAAAGCATCTGTTTTATTTTCAGCATAATCAATGGCTACAATGTTCATAGCTGTTATAGGAAAGTTTTTCAGATAGTTGTGAGCAGAGCTGTTTTTATGCCCTCTGTGTTCTCGTAATCTCGTTCTTAAGGGCTGTTTTGTAGAGCCTACATAGACAATATCATTTTTTGCCAGCATTACAATTTTGTAAATTTTATACATAATATCACCCCTATACATATTATACGCTACTAAGAGTAATATTACAATAAAGTCTCACCTTCTTACTTTGGCTGACCAGTAGAACCACCTTGACATCCTGGATGCGTATGGTGGCATAACGATATTCCATTAACCACCAAATCCCCGCCGCCAAAAGTGAATGTAGTGCCTCCCACAGAACCACTAAATTCCGAACCATTAAGTCTCACAAGTGAGCCACCTTGGAATAGGCATACATCTCCTGCATGAGACACATTGGAAGGTGCAGCACCCGGGTACACACCTGGAATGGCTACAGCATCATTGAGTGAGTGCCTCCTCACATCAGGAGAATCACCTTTGTTATTGCCAAGAAAATCATCATTCTGAGTCTCACTAAAAACCAGTAAGCACCCATCACCTGCATTAATAGGGAAGGTTACACCCGAAGTTCCACCTTGGCCCATTGGGAATTGAATTGGGACATTATGGATGATAGGATAACGGATATTGCGACCATCTTTGGCCTTGTAGTTTCCATTAGGCTGAACCGATGCCCGATTCGAGGCAGGATTATATGAAGTGATTGTACCAGGCATCGCAGTGTGGATATTCTCCACTCTTGAGTCCATCCAACCTTTGATGATTGTCTTGACTTCATTAGAAGTCTGAGCCATATCTATAGCCATATCATCACTCCAATCCCTCTATCAGTTCCATCTGCGACTTGAATTCTCCATCGTAGGACGAGCCAGTGTGCTTGATGGTCTCGACTCTGAACCAAGATTTAATCATCCTCGACTCTACTTTAATCTTATCCCCTGGACTAACAGTAGGAGCCAGTAAGGTTTCTATTTTCCATCCTGCTTGCTTATCGGGTTTTTCTTTCTTCTGTGATTGGCTCCGTTTTCGTTTCGGAGTATCCGTATTCTCCTTGGCAGCAGACTTGACTATCCTTGCAGGAGAGCCTATAAGACCGGACGAAGCACTAAAGACAAGACCACGATCAGCCACAGTGCCACCATTTAAAATGATTTGCAGATTGCCATTCTGAATACTCCAATCAAGGCCATTGCCACCACAAACCTCTGTGAGTGCATCAGCACCCTTTCCAACAAAGGAATAGCCATTGTCATAGGCAGCGAAGGTTACACCCTCGCCAAGCACCAATGGAAGGCCCATATTTGATGCAATAGCTTTGACCACTATAAGTCCGCTTGTACCTGGTGCATAGGACAGAGCAAATACACCATCACGGACAGCCAACTGACCATCTGATGCCTCAATTACTGTCTTAACATGGTCACCCTCGTCTGTGGTTATGGCCCTTATTACAGTGCCAGTGAAGATTCTTTTTACTCCTTCATTTGCCTCATAACCTGCATAGAAGTCCAGTTTCAAGTCCTCTTTCTCAATCTTGGTTCGAGATTCCTCGGTAAGATTGTAGACAGTAAACTTGCATTTGTTTGTCTCCTGCGTTAAGTCCTTAATGACTTCAAACTCAAGAGCCAAACCTTCTTTATTTTCTAAGTTGTTAAACTCTAAATTAATATCGGGAAAGACCAAACGATATTGTCTTTTCCAATAGTATTTTTCTTTCTTTTCTTCATTTTGATCTTGATTAGTCTGTGCTTCTGATGGCATTTACTTCCACCTCCGAAACATAAACAATTGAAAAACGACCATTGACAAAGTCTTTTCTGCCAATGGTTTGATTTTCCTGCTTCTCAGCATCGACTACCATAGCCAAGATTTCTCCTCTTGGTACACTTTCTGTTCTATGATGCTGAAAAAGTAAAGGGAAGTTAGGGACAATAGCAATACCACGAATGATATCAATACCTTGTGCATCCCTTATTCCCAATGTCCACTGTTTAGCATAGTCATTCCATGCATAATGCAGTTTATATACTACTCCGTCCAAGGTTGCAGATTGAACGAAGTCGTTTGCATCTATCATTGATAACTGAATCATTCAACCTGCCTCCCTAGAATATACTACTTATTACCATAGCTGTGGCAAAGGCTGTTAACTCTTTGCCAGTGTTGAAGGAACCGCCATTTGATGCATCCAGGAATGATGTATCAATGTCAACAGTTTCCTCATTATCAATCGTCTGAATACCAGTGCCAATGTCTTCCTGAGAAGCAGCACCGCCATCTTTCTCACTCTCTCCTGCCTTGCCTTCAGCCTCACTGGAAGTCTGCCCTTCAGATACCTCCTCGGTCTTTGGCTTTACTCTGCGAACATGAACAAAGTCAACCTGCATCCGAAGGCACATACCATCCTCGACTCGCCTTGGTAAAGGTACATGAGTCATTATCATTTCCTTATAGATAGCATCTACAGTTGTGACAGTGATTGGCTCTGCCTCATTGTATATCTTAAGCAGAGCAGAAGTGACTTCACCAAGTCGATTCTGATTCGTGCCAAGAGATTCAAACCAAGTCACTGGTGTTGGAGTACAGATAACTTCCATGCTTAGAGTCATTGGCTTTCTCGTTACATGGTCTGCAACCGGAAACCCATCCTCTACTGGGTATTCGCTGACCTGAGAGTCAAGAGTAACCTCTTTGGAGATTACAACATCGACTTCTAAATCACCGATTTTTGCAGGATTTGTAACTGTTCTTGTTATTTTGGGATAACTAGCCATATAATCACCCCTTAATCATTTCTTTGAAAGAACAAATTATTGCTCTTTTGTGCAGGATATAACTGTGTAGGGGAAGTGAATGTATAGTTATTAGTCTGCACATTGTCTCCTCCATAACTGAAACTTGGAGCAGGAACCAAACTATTCATAGCACTCATATTTACACCTGATATATTGCCACTTAGTCCAAGGAATTCAAGTGCCTGGTCGATAATGCCACTCAAACCACCTGCAATAGTCTTGATTATCTCGCCAAGTGTTCCAAGCAGACTGCATACCATATTAATGGCTGAAGCTATAGTATTGAAGCCATTCGCCCACATACGAACGAGTAAAGACAATGCTCCAACAATAACTCCACCAATTAGCTGTGCAACAAAACTGAGGAGAGGCATAATTGCCTCGATAAATGGCTGAAGGTTTTCCCATGCCTGCCCTAACTGGGCCAAACCTTCCCGCATTGACTCAATAGCAGGTTCGAAGAAGGACACCACCATATCCCAATTTTCGTAGACGAAATATATTGCTGAAGCTATTGCCAGTAAGACCGCTAACAATGGCCCAAGGCTGATTCCTGCGAATGCTCCGCCTATTGCTGATACTATCGGTGCTAATACTTCAAAAGCTGTCGTAACTCCCGATAATATTAATCCAACACCACCCAATACTGTCAGTAATGTTCCAAGTCCTGCAACTAATGCTGCTATACCGCCAACCAAGTATGGATGCTCTTTCGAAAATTGAGCAATAGTGCGAACAAATTTGGTAAACTCTTTAATTATTCTGGTGAGACTAGGGAGGAATGTTTCACCAAGAGTTATAGATAAACCTTCTACTGCGGACTCAAACTCTTTTAATGCACCTTTGCCATTGCCCATCATGGTCTGAGCCATTCTAGATGCAGCACCATCAGCATTGTCAACAGCATTTGTCAGCTTGTTTAAATCCTCATCAGAAGCATTAACCAATGCCAAGAGTCCTGACATTGCCTCCTGGCCACCAAGCATGGCAGCATATTCACCTTTTTGAGCATCAGTAAGACCACTGAAGCCTTTACGAATATCTTCCAAAACCTGCCTAAATGGTTTCATTGTTCCATCTGCATTGGCAACAGAAATTCTCAACATATCCATTGCCTCTGCTGATTCATTGGTTGGTTTAACAAGTCTTGTAATAATTGCTCTTAGATTCGTACCTGCTTGTTCGCCCTTGATACCATTGCTGGCCAATATGCCAGTAGCTATTGCCATATCCTCAATGGAATAGCTTTGCGAACCTGCGATAGCACCAACATACTTAAAGGTTTCACCCATTCTTGAAACATTGGTATTTGCATTACTCGATGCAACAGCCAAAACATCAGAGAAGTGGGCTGCCTGGTCAGCAGACATTTTAAAAGCTGTCAGATCATCAGAGACAATATCTGATACTCTTGCCAAATCTTCGCCCGAAGCAGCAGCCAAATCCAAGAGACCTGGCATACCTGCAATAATTTGCTCGGTCTTCCAACCTGCCATACCAAGATATGTCATGGCTTCAGCTGCTTGACTTGCCGAGAATTGTGTTGATTCACCCAATCTTTTTGCTGTCTCGGTCAGTTTCTTCATGTCCTCGTCTGTAGAGCCAGTTATGGCCTTGACTTTCGACATGGTAGCTTCAAACTCCATTGCTGTCTTAATAGGGAATGCAACTGGAGCAACCATTGCAGCACCAGTAGCCATTAAAGTTCCTGCATTGTCCTGAAGTGAATTCTTATCTTTTTTCTGACTTCCGCCTCGACTATTCCCCGAAGGATTAGTAGAGCCTCGCTGAACAGTATTGACATATGTAGTAACTGTTTTGCCATTAAGACTATTAAGCTGAGTCTTTATCCTGCTTAGACTACTTTGTGCAGCAGAGGTGTCTGCATTAACCTTAATCTTGTTGTTTTTTCCGCTAAGACCTTGTAGCTTACTCTTTAACCTCTGAATGGCAGTGTTCACTTGGCTCTGACTCGCCCTATCGATTTGAAACTTTATCTTAGTAATCAGTTCTCTAACAGCCATTTATCTCCCTCCTCTCTTGATTTTTGCTTCTTTCATGGCCTTATCCTGGGCCATATACTCAATGTCTTGCTTCATGTCTAAGTAGTGGTTTATCTCAGCAATATCGGACAAGGAAACCCTTCCTTCTTTTACATCGGGAAGGGTTATCATTCCACTGTCTATTGCCCGATAAATAAACACTATTCTTCCAAAGTATTCCCCACAGCGGCCAAAATCGTCCGTCTTATTTCGTTTACTGCGTTTCGGATGCCAATCGGAACGCTGCAGGACTTGGAAAAATCCAAGAAATTAACCTCGAAAATCTTATAGCACAATGCCAACAAGTCCCAAGGTCTTCCAGTGTAGATGGCAGCCAAATCATCCATATCGAGAGACTTGAAGTTCTTGTCCTCCTTAGTCTTGAATGCCAAATAATCAGTATCAAGCAGGAGATTACAAGCCTTTTCAAGTTTGTCTCCGTCCAAAGTTGTGGCCATCTGTGACAATGCCCCTGCCACAGCCTCAACCATTTCTGATTGTTCGGAAGAGTCTCTGAGTCCCTTGGCCGCTCCACCTATTACTGGCAGAACAATTTTCTGCAATTCGCCTAAGACTTTCATTGCTTTAAATGGATTCATCTGTCTGATTGAAAATTCAATCTCGCCTTGAGTCCATTTTGTGATTTTACCGCCATCGAATAACATTAGTCATTACCTCCAACGATAGGATTCATAATCTGTCCGGTCTGAAGAACCCAATCCTGCGTACCAATGGTACGAGAACGAGTAGCTTCAGGGAAGTTAGCAACCCATGCCTGGCCTGCACTAAAGAGTGTGGTTCCTGCCAAGTCCTTAATTAAGAGTGGCAGGATAAACTGACCAGTTACTCTGTCAGCATTATACAAATTGGACAGATATTCGTTACTTTTGGATGCAGAAGATAAGTGAAGGGTAACCTCGAAAGTGTGGTCAGGATCAACACTTCTTGCCACCTCACCATCAGCACCAACAAAAAGCTGCATACCCTCGCCATGAGGAGCAATGGTAATCATGTCATCCTCTGCGAAACCAGTAATGGTTCGGGAGCCAAGAACGACAAGCACCTTCTTTGGATCATAAGTTAAAACAGTTCCAGCAATAGCCATTTGTCATCCCTCCCTTAATTACCAACGATAAGATTCTCATAGGTAAGAGAACCAGTGATATTAATTACATGAATTGCTCCTGCGAGTCTTGCAGTGAATTCAACATCGTTCAGCACACGACTTGCCTTCTGATTTGCAGAAATGTTTGCAGCGAGTGGAACAGAGATTGTGTAACCATAGTTGGTGTTACCATCCTCGTCATACTCATCAGGAGCAATGCCGCCTCTACGAACACCCAACTCAAGAGCCTGGCGAATCTGAGCCTCGATAATTGCAATACCCTCATCGGTGTATGGAATCTTGTCTCGATTAATCAGTGCATTAAAAACATTGACAGTGATTTCTTCCTGCAACCAATCTCTGAAACGGATAACATCAATCCACTCACCTGCAGCGACCTTGCCATTCTGAGTAATGCTTACATTACGGAATCTCTCAAAGGTATTGCCATTCTTCTTAGAAATTGCCTGATACTGGCCTTCGGTAAGATTGTCAGAAGTAACAGCAGCCAGTTTCTTATTGGCCCAAGTCTCGCCACCTGGCAGAATGCTGAAACAACGAGCAAATACTGCAGTCTCAGGGAAGTCAGTGTTTGCATCCTTGTGATACCACCAATGAGTGCGATAATAATTGCCATTGTAAAGAAGATAACCAGTATCGGTAATGGAATCAGGATTATATGTACCTGGCTCTGCAATAGCTGTGCCAAACAACTTGCGGACAGTTTCTGTCCAATCTGCAGCGGCAATAATGTCTGCACTATTGCGAGAAGTCAATGCCCAACCATACCAATCATTGTCGTACTTGGTAATGGCTGCCATAGTCTCAGCAATGGTCTCAGTAACTGCAGAAACTGTCTGAGACATATTACTGGTTACCTTCACAGCGAATGCCTCGCCATTGGAAGAGGTGAGAGTTACAACATTATCAGAAGCAGAAGCTGTTACAACTGCATCGGTGTCTGCTGTTACAAGTCCTGCCAATGCTGTTGCAATATCACTTGCAGAACCACTTGCATTAGTATAAGTGTAAGTATCCTCCACAACATTACTGGAAGAATCAAGATGACTCACAATAATTCTGTATGTACCAGTAGTCTGCAGAGTATCAACACTTACTGCAACACTGGTAGCTTGTCTGCGACCTACTTTAACCTGGGCAGGACGAGGTGTCTGACTAAATGCATCAGCCACAGCCAAGTAAAGTGGATCGTCAGCAGAGAACCCATCGGTAATCATATCACTTGCTGAAGTATATACGGAAACTCTTGGCAAGCTGTACGCATGGGAACCTACGACAAGCAATGTGCTGAAGCCTTCAACACTAACACCAGTAGTATTCAAACTTATGTCCACCCGTACTATGCGGTCTATATTGGCCATGTAAAATCACTCCTTTATTGTAAAATTTTGTAACTTGTGTTAAACTATAAATGAGGTGATGCAGAATGAACATTTACAAGAAACACTCAAACGACAATCCCCTTTATTCACTTTGGAAAAGCACTAGGCAAAAATGTCAAAACCCATCAAACAAGTCCTTTAAATCATTTGGGGAAAGGGGAATCCTTTTCCATGAAGATTGGAATAACTTTGATGTTTTTTCTGCCTGGGCATTAGCTAATGGCTACACCCAAGGAAAAACTATTGAGTTAATTAACAAAGATGCCAGTTTTTCTCCCGAAAATTGTTTCTTCTCCACCAAATTCCAACATCATGGCATGAGTCAATCTCGGTTATATACCGAATGGCGAATGATGTTAAATCGATGCAATTATCCTTCCCATAAGTCTTATTCAGACTATGGTGGACGAGGTATAAAAGTCTGTGCTGAATGGCAAGACTTTTTGGCTTACAAAGATTGGGCATTAGCCAACGGATATAACGATGATTTAACTATTGATCGAATTGATGTCGATGGCAATTATGAACCTTCTAACTGTCGTTTTGTGGATATGGTTACACAATGTAATAACAGACGATCATCTAAATTCCTAACATATCAAGAAAAAACCTTATCCTTGTCACAATGGGCCAGGGAGTTAGGTGTTTCAAGGAATGTTATTTGGGAAAGATTTCAAAGAGGATTACCTATTGAAGAAGTATTGAGAGCAGAAAAACACGCACACAGAGGCGAGTCGCACTATCAAAAACTCATTACTTTCCAAGGTGTAACCTTAAATCAAAAACAATGGGCAGAAAAGATTGGCATAACACCAACTACACTCATGAAAAGAATCCGAAACTGGGGAGTAGAAAAAGCATTAACGCAACCTAAATCACGATAATACTTTGAGAGGCTGAAAA